AGGATCTGAGGCGCGCGGAAGCGATCCGCTTGGACGCATGGCCTTGACCCCGCGCGAGCGAGCGGGATGGCGCGCCTGGCCATGGCTCGTCGCGTACGCCGCGCTCTGCCTCGCGAAGTTCTTCGTGACGTGGGGCAAGGAGTGGGTGGGCTGGAAGCTGAAAGGCGGCGGGTTTGGTACAACGAAACGGTGAGCGACGCACCCGTCCGACGCCGGCTCAGCATCGAGACATTCCTCCCAGACGTTTTGCCGGTGCTGACCTTGGCCCCGCTTGTGAGCCTGGCCGACGTTCTCGAGGCGCTCGGCATCGAGCCCCCGCCAGGCGCGGAGAAGGTGGTTGGGTACGTGACGGCGCCGACGATCACCACCGAGACCCGCCCGAGGGGGCCGCTGACGTTCGGTGGATCCGACGAGCCGACCGACGACTAGACGGACCGTGTCGCTGTTTGGCGCACCGCGATCCGCAACGCCGCGTCGATGCTTAGAAAAGATTCGCCGGCGTGTCGCTCTTTGTCGCTGGCTGAAGGGTCCGATCCGACGCACGATCTCGTCACGCTCGGGCACGAGTCGGCGAAGGACGCGAGAGCGTTGCCGCCACCCGACCGAACCTGGTCGACGCCACCGTCTCCAATCGGCGGCGGCGAGTGCCGCGCCCCGGTGCTCGCCGCCGCACCTCTACGATGCTGACCACGGCCCCAGCCACCTCGGCGCCGCTGAGGGCACCCTTCCCGTGGTTTGGGGGGAAGTCGCGCGCGGCATCGCTGATCTGGTCCGGCCTCGGCGACGTCACGAACTACGTCGAGCCGTTCGCAGGGTCGCTCGCCACGCTGCTCCTCCGACCTGGAGGCGCGGGGAAGATCGAGACCGTGAACGATCTCGATTGCTACGTCGCCAACTTTTGGCGCGCTCTCTCGCTCGCTCCTGAAGACGTCGCTGCGTACGCCGACGCGCCGGTGAACGAGATCGATCTACACGCGCGCCACCGCTGGCTCGTCGACAGGACCGAGTTCCGCGACCGGATGCGCGCCGACCCAGAGTACTTCGACGCGAAGATCGCGGGCTGGTGGGTGTGGGGGCAGAGCGCGTGGATCGGCTCTGGTTGGTGTGCCTGTCGCGGGCAATCCAGGAAGTTGCCTCACCTCGGCGATGCCGGGATGGGCGTGCACAGGCTCAGCCAGCAGTTGCCGCACCTCGGCAATGCCGGGATGGGCCGCCTCACCTCGGCGATGCCGGGAGGGGCGTGCACAGGCTACCTCCTCTCCATCGCTGCCCGCCTCCGACGGACGCGCGTCACGTGCGGAGACTGGTGCCGCGTCCTCACCCCGGCCGTCACCCACCGCCACGGACTCACCGGGGTCCTGCTCGATCCGCCGTACACGGAGGGCACACGCGGCCTGTACGGCGAAGACTCTGGCGACATCGCGAGCGAGGTACGCGCCTGGGCGATCGAGAACGGCGATCACCCGAAGCTTCGCATGCGCTCTGCGGCTACGAGGGCGAGCACCGCATGCCGCGCTCCTGGCAGAAGCGCGAGTGGCGTGCTCGGAAGGGCTACGCGACGGATTCGGGTGACCGGCGACGCGAGCGCATCTGGTTCTCGCCTGCGTGTCTCCGCGTGAAATGATGGGCCGCTCGAGTCGGCCGCCGGCGCCCCTGCCGCGTCGCCCCCGAGCGCCCCGCAAGCCCGACCACTCCGCCGTCTGCCACGGCTGCTACCGCGAGCTCGGCGAGTGCGGCTGCTGCAACGTCCCGCTCCCCCGGCCCGCGCCGGCGCAGATGGCCGCCGAGCTCCACGCCAGGTGGCGCGCTGGCGCCCCGACGATCCCCGAGCTTCGATGGGTCGTCTCCTGGGCCCTCGACGTCCCGCTTTCCGACGTCACCATCCACCGTCAGGCGCACGACACCACGGTCGTCGTGAACGCCACGCTGTGCGCGACGGAATGGGATCGGCTCGACCGCATCGAACGGCTCGCGCAGGGCGGCGGATCGGCACTGGGCCGACTCCGCTTCTCCGATGCGAGCCGCGCCAGGACAGGATGACGCGACCGAAGAAGCCCTCGCGGCTGACGATCGAGATCGAGGGCGTCAAGGTCGTGATCGAGGCGCGCAACCAGCGGGTCGCTCGAGACGTCGCCCGCCGCCTGCACCGCGTCTCCGAGCCGGCCCACCCCATCTTCCCCGGCGAGCAGCTCTCGCTGTTCGTCGAGCCGAGCGACTGAATGCCGCACCGCGCCCGCGTCCATCGCGTCAAGATGGCAGCGCCAATCGGCGCATTCGTCACCCTCGCTTGCTGGCCGTACAGTCTCTGCAAGGAGGAGACAGCTCGCGCGATCCTGCGCAGGCACCACGACAATGCGGCGAGCATCGCCTTCGGCGTCCTGACGAATCCCACCACGGTGCTCGCGGACTGCCCCTTCTGCATCGAACCCGATCGATAGGCCGTGCCGCGCGTCTGCACGATCTGTCGCCACGAGAAGCGAGCGGAGATCGACGAGGCGCTGGTCGGCCAGCACGTCTCGCTTCGCGGGCTAGCGACCCGCTACGGCCTCTCGGACACGTCGGTCTGGCGCCACGGCCTCGCGCACATCCCGGCGATCCTCGCCGAGGCGCAGCAGGCGGAGCTCGAGTCCGACGCCGACACGCTGCTCGAGAAGGTCGGGCAGCTCGAGGCGATGGCGCGCACGTGGCACGACGAGGCGACGGCACTTCTGGCCGCCGCGAAGGCGCGCGAGGACGGCGCTCCCGACGCCATCCAGACCGGAATCGACAAGGCCGGCGAAGGTCGCCGCCTCACGATCAAGATCGACGACCCGCTGCGCACTCGCGCGGCAGCGATCGTCGTCGGCACCCGCGCCGTCCGCACCGTCGGCCACGCGCTCGAGCTGCTGGGCCGCGTGACCGGTGAGCTTCGAGAGCGCCGCGAGGTGACCCTCACGCTCGACCCGGCGCTTGCGACGCGCCTCGGGCGCCTCGACGAGCCCAAGCGGCTCAAGGCTCTCGATGCCTTCGCCGCGGTCATCGAGCTCGTCGAGACCGAGGAAGCCTGGTCGCTCCCCCATGCGAGCAGCGGATGACGCGACGGCGCTGGCTCGAGCAGCGCTGCGCCGGGCCAGGCCGGTCGGGCTCGCCAGCCTCACGCTCGAACAGCTCCTCACCGCCCCAGACATGGCGGCGTTCGCGCCTTCCCCCGCGCAGCTCGCCCTCGTCCGTGCCTCGGACGGCACCGCGATCACGCTCGCGCCCGATCGAGCACTCTTCCACTTCGGCGCCACCCTCCCGACGGCGCCACCGCGGATCCTTGTGGTCCGCACCGGCGTCCGTGCCGGCAAGAGCCTGCTCGCCACACTCGGCCTGCTCCGCTCAATCCTCGCCGCGGACCTCTCGTGCGTCCGCCCAGGAGAGCACGTGAGGGCGGTCATCGTGGTCCCGCGGCTGAGGACGGGCTCGGCCCCCTTCAAGCACCTCGTCGGCACGATGCGCGCCTCCAGGCGGCTTTCGTCGTTGCTGGTGACCGAGGGTGCCGAGTCCTGCGTGATCCGGCGGCCCGACGGCCACCACGTCGCGGTCCAGATCGCCGCCTCCTCCGCCGGCGGCATCAACCTCCGCAGCACGTGGCTCGCGGGCGCTCTGTTCGACGAGGCCGACTTCCATCACGGCGAGGACGGCGCGGTGAACCTGCCCGACAACCTCCGGGCGACGATCCCCCGCATCCTGCCGAACGGTCAGGTCTGGATCGTCTCCTCGCCCTGGGCCGACACCGGCCCGTTCCACAAGCTGTTCACGGACGCCTTCGGGCGACCCGGGGACACCGTCGCGTTCCACAGCGACTCGCGGTCCATGTACCCGGGTCTTTCGCTCGAGGACGAGCGCGCCGAGCGCGAGCGCGACCCGGACAACGCCGCTCGGGAGTACGACGCGATCCCGCTCACCGTCCTCTCGTCTGCGTTCTTCCCGCGCGATGCGATCGACGCCTCGATCGCCATCGAGCGCGATTGGCGCCTGCCGCCCAAGCCGGGCGTGAAGCACTACGCTGGCACCGACCTCGGCTTCCGTCGCAACTCCTCGGCTCTGGCGGTCGCGCGCACCGAAGGCGCGAGGGTCGTCCTCGCCTACCACGAGGAGCTCCGGCCCGAGCCGCAGAGGTCTCTCAAGCCGAGCGAGGTTTGCGCCTCGTTCGCGATCACGTGCAAGGGCTACGGCGCAACGAGCGTCCAGGGCGACCTGCACTACGCCGACACCGCCCGCGAGGAGATGGGCAAGCTCGGCGTCTGGTACGAGGACGTCAGCACCACGAGCGACGAGCTCGCGGCGACGTTCACAGAGTTCCGCAGGCTGCTCGTCGAGCGCCGGCTTGAGCTGCCGAACGATCCTCGCCTGATCAACATGATCCGCGAGACGACGACGCGGCCCACACCGGCCGGCAAGATCCAGGTCCGCCTCCCCACCGAGGGGCGGTCCCACGGCGACGTGCTGATGGCCGTCGTGCTCGCGTGCGTCCAGGCCGGGGCCGGCGGACCCGCGCCCATCAGGGCGCCTGCGAAGCCGAAGGACCCCTACCGGTACGGCGGTGAGCGGGGATTCGGCTGAGGCCCACCAACTTCACCTCTTCCCCCTGACCCCCGAGCGCGCGAGCGCCCCGACCCAGAAGGCCCAAGACCATGCTCATCGTGTACGGCGACCGCGCAGCCCGCGAAGTCAGCCGGCGCATCGCTCTGTCCGTCGCCGACGTCACCGAGCTCGCCGCGATCCCCGGCAACCGCCGCGTGGACGGCATGCTCTGCATGGTCAAGGCCGCGCCCCGCGACGGCGGCGGCCTGTGGCGCTTCCATCCGAGCTCCTCGCTCACCGCGAACACGCACCTCGTGGTCGGCACCGGTACGGGTCGCTGGCTCCGCATGCCAGGCGCGATCGACATCGGAATCCCGATCACGTTCGCGACGGCCGACGCCGCGGTGCACCTCACGATGCCTACCGGCTCCCTCTTGCAGCTCGACGACCTCTTCTGGGAGGTCACGGCGGACTGGACCGGCGGCGCCGCCTCCACCATCGGCGTGTCGTCCAACAAGACGGCGCCCACGAGCTGGGTGGCCAAGGGAGACCTGCTCGGTGGCGTGGCCGGCGATGCGGCAGCGACGCTCGTGGCGTCCGTCGGCATCGTCTCCGGCACGGTCGGAACGGACATGGACACGATCGCGAAGCGCCGCGGTGCCCTGTGGAAGGCGACGGACAACTTCCTGCACGACAGGATCACCAGCGCCTTCACGGCAGGGACTGGATACCTGCACATCGTGGGCAACCTGCTCGCGAACAACGGCGCCTGATCCGACCTGACCAGGCCAGCCGATGAACAGCTACCGCGTCCAGCTCGCCACTGGCACGATGGCGGCCGCGATGGCGGCGAACAGCCCCATCTTCGGCTTTCGCTGGACGCACGCCACGAAGATCGCTCGCGTCCGCGAGATCCACGTTGGCCTCGAGTCGCTCGGGACCGGCTTCACTGCCGGCGTTGGCAGCTTCGCAGTCTGGAAGGCGACCGCGTGGACCGCGGACGACAGCGGCGGCACCGCGCCGACGCTCGGCGAGGACGGGCAGATGGTCAGCAGCGCCGGTGCAGCAAGCGCCGGGCTGCGCATCGCTACCACCGCGGCACTCACCCCCGGAACCAGGACGCTCGACGGACAGACCCACGGTCTCCTCGCCTTCACCATCAGCGCGGCGGCGAACACGGTGTTTCAGGTCGTGGGCTCACCGCCGCTCCTCCTCACGGAGGCGTCGCAGCTCATGCCCCCGAAGCCGCCGCTGTCGCCGCCACCGTTCCACCTCGTGACGAACGAAGGCTTCCTGATCCACGCGACCGTTCCCGCGACAGGAACGTGGACGGGACGGATCCGCGTCGTCTGGGACGAGTAGCGCCGCATGTCCCGACGCCCGGCCAGACGCGCCGCGGCCCGTGCGGAGCTAGCGGCAGCGGCGACGACCACCAAGGCAGCGTCGAAGACGCACGGCAAGGTCGTCCCGGACCTGTCGCTGTACTCGCAGTTCACGCGCATCGGCGGGGGCCTGACGCCACAGCAGGTCTCGAAGATCATCCGCGAGGCGGACTCGGGCCAGATGGCCCGGCTCATGGACCTCGGCAACGAGGCCAGGCAGAAGGACTGCCACCTCCATTCCGTCCTCGCGACGAGCGAGGAGGCGATCGTCGCCCTGCCGTGGGAGCTCGAGCTCCCCGACAAGCCGAAGGCGAAGGAGAAGCGCGCCGCGGCGAAGGTCGAGAAGGCGCTCCGCGAGGCAAAGCTCGCGCGGCTGATCGCGCACCACGCGGGCGCACGCTTCTACGGATACGCCGTCAGCGAGATCGACTGGCGCTTCGCGTCCGGCTTCGTCGGGCCGCGCTCGTTCGACCACCTCGCCCCGCGGCGATTCGGCTTCCGACAGACCGACGGGGCCTTCGTCTGGCGCGACGATGGCATGCCGCTCGAGGGCGTCGACTTCCGGCGGGACCACCCGCGCAAGTTCATCGTCTCGCAGCCGCGCGTGACCGGCGACGTACCGTGTCGCGAGGGACTCATCCGCGTGCTCATGTGGGCCGCGCTGTTCCGCAACTGGGCGATCGGCGATCTGCTCAAGGTCGGCGAGATCGCGTGGAAGCCGTGGCGGCGGGGCATCTACAAGAAGGGCGCGAGCCAGGAGGACATCAACCACCTCACGGCGATCCTCGAAGGGCTCACGACCAACGGCGTCGCAACCTACTCGGAAGAGGTCCAGGTCCTCATCGAGTGGGCCAAGGGCTCCGGCGGTGGGCAGGGCAAGGGGCCGCACGAGTCGCTCATCAGCATGATGGCGGCCGAGATGAGCAAGGCCGCTCTCGGCCAGACGCTCACCACCGAAGTGGGATCGACCGGCGGCAACCGCGCGCTCGGTCAGGTCCAGAACGAGCAGAAGAAGGACCTCCGCGAGGCGTCCGTTCGCTACATCGCCGACGACCTGAACCGCGACCTCGTCGTGCCGATGTTCGACATGAACTTCGGGCCCGGCATCAGACCGTCGAAGTTCAAGCTGCTGACCGACGACGCGGCTGACGTCGTGCAGCTCTCGACGGCGGTGAAGACCTTCGTCGACGCGGGCCTCACGCTGCCGGCAAAGTGGGTGCGCGACCAGGCCGGCATTCCCGATCCAGAAGAGGACGAGGAGACGATCGGCGGCACGCCGAAGCCGGCCGAGACCGAGAAGCCCAAGCCAGGCGCGGTCGGTGACAAGCCGAGCGACGAGGACTCAGAGGCAGATGACGACGATGCCGGTGAAGAGGATCCCCCGGTGGACGAGGCCGAGGAGTAGCGAAGGACCATGCCCGACCAGACCACCGAGCTCGTACGCCGATCGTTCGGTGTCACCATTCGAGCTGTCAACGTCGAGGAGCGATCCGTCGACGTCATCGCCAGCACCGACGCCATCGACAGCCACGGAGAGTGGATCGAGCAGTCGTCGTGGGACCTCAAGCGCTACGAAGCCAACCCCGTAGTCCTCTACCACCACAACATCAGCGGGTACTTCGACCCGCCCGACCCGCCGTACACGCTACCGATCGGGCACGCCGAGAACGTCCGCGTCACGAAGACCGGGCTCGAGGCGACGCTCTTCTTCGTCGACGACAAGGCATCGCCAATGGCCGAGTACGTCTGGCAGGGCTTCGTCCAGAAGAGCCTGCGCGCGATCTCGGTCGGCTTCCGGCCGCACAACGTCAAGTCCGAGAAGATCGAAGGGCGCGACGTCTACAAGCTCTCGGACTGCGAGCTCTTCGAGCTCAGCGTCTGTCCGATGGGGAGCAACCCCGAAGCGGTGGCCAAGGCCCACGACGCCGACCGCGCACAACTGAAGGCCCTCGCGAGCCGGGGCGCCACTTCCACGGAGCCCCCGGCTCAGGAGACCAAGATCATGGACGAGAAGCAGATCCAGGCGTTGAAGGACGAGCACACCAAGGCCATGGAGGCCGAGCGCACGAAGTCGAACGACCTCACCGCGAAGCTCGCCGTCGCCGAGAAGAGCCTCGTCGACGCGAAGAGCGAGGCCGAGGCCGTGAGCAAGGCGCTCGGCGCAGCGCTCGCCGGCCAGATCGAGGAGAAGGGCGTCGAACCACTCCACGCCCGCGCGGCCGCGTGCATCGCGCGCCTCGGTGCCGACGCCAAGGCGAAGGGGGACCAGCTCATCGAGAAGGCCGTCGACGCGCTCATCCCGAACCAGATCGATCCGAGCCAGAAGGCCGAGTTCGTCGAGCTCGCGAAGAGCAACCACGCCCTCTTCGAGAAGATGGTCGCGAAGCTCGTCGACCGGCAGCTCGACAAGAAGGTCATCCAGGCCACGGACACGAAGGGCCCGGCGATGCCGGCCGGCGCCAGCGCGTCCGACGAGCTCGCTGCGCTGGCCGAAGCCGCGGAGTGACCACGTGCCGCTGCTGAGCGGCTGAACCACCAGGCGCCGCCGCCACATCGCCGCGGCGCCACCCGAACCACCGCGAACGCGCCCCGCCGGCGGCGTGAGCGCACAGATCCACCTTCGCCCCGTCGGGGCGAGCTCGAGGAGCCGATTCACATGTCCGCACGACCCGACCAGATCATGAAGAACGCCGTCATCGTCACGTGGACGGTGACCGCTGCGGGAGCGGCGACTCTGTACATGCCGCTCACCCTCACCGCCGACAGCACCGGTCGCGATTCCACGGCGGGTGAGAACGCCTCTGCCATCGCGCTCGAGACGAAGACCGCGGGCGAGAAGGTCCAGGTCGCTCTGCTCACGGGCGGCGCGGTCGTGCCCGTCAAGGTCGGGAGCGCCGGCGCGACTCAGGGCCTCTACGCCGAGATCGGCACCACGGGTGCGATCGACCGCACGCTCGGGGGTGGGACCACCGTCCGCTACATCCTCGGCAAATTCACCGAGACGGGTGCGACCGGCGACGTCGTCGGCCTCGCAGTCGGACAGTTCGCCGGCGTGAGCGCCTGACCGCGCCCGCTCCAACAACCTCACCGCGTCGCGTCGCTGTCGCCGACAGCGCGGAGCGCACGCGTGCATCCCCCAGCCGATTCAAAGGACCCGAAGATGCCTGCTGCCACGTCCACGTACTTCGAGCGCGTGAAGTCCATGCTCCGTTCGCGCGACCCGAAGGTCCGCGAGCTGGTGAAGCGCGCGAACGAGGAAATCCTCTCGATGAAGGCCCTGTCCCCGGGACAGGTGCACAACAACGGCACGCTGAGCAACATCAGCGTGCAGTACAAGAACGAGTCCTTCATCGGGGTCTCGCTCCTGCCCGTCGCGCCCGTCGCCGGTGACGGCAAGTATTTCAAGTACGGCAAGCGCGACCGGCTCGCGACTCCGGACGACAAGGTCTCGGTGCGCAGCAAGCCGAACGAGATCAACGAGACGCGCACGACCGGCACGGTCGCGACGCAGGGCTACGCGCTCGAGGAGTTCCTCGACGACGAGGTCATGCGCCGCGCCGACGCGCCGCTGAACGAGATGGTCGACCTGATCCAGTCCGTGAACGACGTGATGGACTTCGCGGAAGAGAAGCGCATCGCGACGATCATGACGACGGCCGGCAACTTCCCCGGCCAGACGGCCGCTCTCGCAGCGGCGGATCGGTGGGACAGCGCATCCGGCGGCAACCCCGTCAAAGACATCCAGGACGCGCGCTCGCTGATCTGGCAGGGCATGGGTCGCACCAAGGTGGCGATGTACTCGCCGCGAACCGTCTTCAACGTCCTGTCGCGCCACCCCGCGATCCTAGACCTCTTCAAGAACGTCACGAGCGGCCTGGCGACGCGCGACATGATCGCCGCGTTCTTCGAGTGCGACGAATACCTCGTCGGCTCGGCCTGGGAGGACACGGCGAACATCAACCAGGCGGCTGTGTACAGCCGCATCTGGGGCACGAACACGTTCGGAATCGCGCGCGTCGCGACCGGACCGAGCATCCGCACCGCGTGCGCCGGCTTCACCTTCCGGTTCGGAGAGAAGAAGACGACGCAGTGGTACGACCCGGAGCCGGGCGTCAGTGGCGGCTACTACGGCAAGGTCGGCATGAGCGAGGAGCACCACCTCGTCGCCCCCGACACTTGCTACCTGCTCACCACGGTCACGGGCTGATCCGTGACGTCGCTCCACGACGAGAACGAAGCGGTGGCGCTGGCAGTCAAGGCGCCGCCCCAACAGGACGACACCGTGCCGACCGATGCGGCCGCGCCTAGGGCGGAGGCTGCGTCCGCAGTCGCCGCCGAGGGTGGCGTCTCTCCGGAGGCTGCCTCGGTCGTCCCTGCCGGCGAGGAGAAGATCCTGCAGCCGCACGACGCGCCGCCGGCGACACCGGGGCGGTCCCACGCTGCCGACCTGAGGGTGGGCGACGAGCTGTTCTGCCTCGACCTCGGCGGTCGCGAGGCATCGGCCGTTGTGAAGGAGCTTCGGAGTGGCTGGGCGCTGGTCCGTCTCGACGACGGACGCGTCTGGCCGGTTCGCAAGCTGCTCATCAGAGAGGGCGTCTGGAGGCACGAGGCCGTGGACTACCCACCCGGGTTCCGCGGTCTCGATGACAATGGCGACGAGCTGCCGCGCGAAGGCGAACTCGCCAATGCCGCGGCCCCCGAAGCCGCACCCGAGCCTTCCACCCCCGAGTGCTCTCCGCTGCCACACGGCCACCGTCTCTGCCGATGCGTCGGCACGGCGGTCATCGCGGACGGCCGCACGCACCCGGAGGGCTCGGTCGCTGCGTTCTCCGCCGGTGACATCGCCTCGCTGCCTGGTGTGCTCGTCCCTCTCGAGTAGCCCGTGGCTTACATCGTCCAGGCCGATATCGAGGCCCGCGTGTCCGCGCAGGTCCTCCGTCAGTGCCTGGACGACAACAACGACGCTACCGCCGATGTTGCGAACGTCGCCCGGCTCATCGCCGACGCCGAGTCCTACGTCGAAGGCTTCCTCCGTAAGGAGTACGACCTCACGGCAATTCGCGCCCTCGGCGTCGCGTGCCCGAACGAGATCAAGCGCCTCTGCCTGGACGTAGCCACAGCGTACCTCGTCGACCGCTGGCCCGACTACGTGCGGGTCGACGGGACGAAGCTCATGGACCGCGCCAGGCGTGACCTGATGGACCTGAGCGCAGGCAAGACGCGGCTCGATGTCGTCGGCTCGCCGGAGCCGGCGGCGAACAACGGTGGCGTGGTTCGGAGCGGCAACCCCGACGATACCGAGGTCGTGCCGCACATCTTCATCGATTCGATGGGCGACTTCTGATGCCGTCCACCACGAGTCCCGTCGGCGCGCTCACGCTGCCAGTCCCAGTTGGGGCCGCGAACAGCAAACTCAGCGATCCCTTCGTCGACGGGCTTCTCGACTACCTCGCGTTCTTCATCAAGAACAGCCTCGACGCGAAGCTCGCCACCCTGATCGGCACGCCGGCCGACGCGGTACCCACGACGAACCGCTTCACCTACGACCCCGACGAACCGCAGGGGCAGTTCGTCAAGCTGCCGACCCCGGCGCTGTTCGTGTGGTGGACGGGCGAAAGCGAGGTGCGGTCGCTGTCGATGCACTTCGACTTCCTCATCCGCCAGATCCACGCGCTCTACGTCTTCGAGGAGCTGCCGCGTGAGGTCGAGATGGCCAAGCGCGCCGGCCTGCTACACGCCGTCAACGCGACCTTCGCAAAGGCAGCGGAGCGACAGCGCCACCCCTCCTACGGCTACAACAGCTTCCCGGTCGGCACGCCGCTCTTCGGCTCACTCGGCGTCGACCCCGACACCGTTGCGTTTCGATACCTCGGCGGCAAGCCCGAGCGGTTCGGTATCGACAACGACAAGCGCGGGCGCCGGGACCAGGCGGGCCGCACGTACCCAGCGATCCGCGGCCGCTTCGAGGTCCACGAGCGCGTCGAGCAGGACACGATGGAGGTCGGCGACGCTCTCGGCGACGTCGAGCTGACGATCAACGCGACCGGCGGCGAGGCGCCTCCGGCGGAGCACATGGTCCGCTACCTGCCCGCGCCTGACGGCAGCGAGGAGCTGTAGCTCGTGGCAAATCCGCTCAGGGCCGCGACAGTGTGGCCGAGCGTGGCGGTGCTCGAGGCGGCCACAGGCCCGGCCACCAACGGCGCCTACGCCGTCCCCGAGGACCGCCCGATCCTCTTCGAGTGGGTGCTCGGCGACTCGACCGCGCTGAGCTCCACGTCGCTCGGCCACACCGGCGGCTCGAACGGTCGGTGGCTCGCACGCGGCAGCGCGGAGGGCATCATCTACGACCTGGGCACGGCCCTGACCGACGCCGACCAGACGCTTTCCTACTCTCTCGGCGGCCGTTGGCGCCGCCAGATCGTCGCGCTGACAGCGAACCGCATCAAGCGCCTCGCCGCATCGGGCGCTGTCGCAGGCAACGTGCTGCTCCTCACGCGCGAGGAGACGAGCGCCTTCACCCTGACCGTGAAGGACGACGTCGCCGGCACGACGCTCTGGACCTGCGCTGCGGGGATCCAGTGGGTCGGCGAGGCGATCTTCGACGGCACCAACTGGGTGAAGCGCTGGTGCGCTCCCCAAGAGTTCATCCCCTGACGACGGCGTAGACCGCCGCGCCCCACCGCCGCGATCCGCGCGGCCACCACCTCGGCGCCCTCGCGCGCCTGCGGAGAGATCCACCCGATGCCCACCAAGTTCGCCGTCTACCGGGGCAAGCCCGGGCGGCCCATCGCCGATCCCGCGTTCGGCGGTGACCCGAACTTCCGCTGGCGGCTCGTCGGCTGGGAACACGACCCCGACAAGAAGCCGGCCCCAGACGGCCCGAGCCGTAGCCCGCTCGAGTCGATGCGGCCCGCGTGGCGCGTCCACAAGTGGGCCGCTGAGCTCGATCACAGCGTCGCGAAGGGCGAGCTCGAGAAGCGCGGGCCGGCGCACGTCGTCGCGGAGAGTGCCGACGAGGCCGCGAAGAAGCTCGCCGAGCACCTGGCGCATGAGCCGGCGAACGACGACCACCAGGACGCCGACGAGTCGCCCGAGAGCAACGTCGACGCCGACGAGAAAGGTAGCTGACCATGCCGCTCGACGGCGTTGACCCGAACGATCCGCGGCCGGTAGACCGCCGCCAGTTCGTCTTCGCGACGGGTCTGTCCGCTGGATCGTCGAAGCAGGACTACGTCCTCATCTTCGGCAACAAGACGAGCGCCGGCAGCGAAGCGACGAACGTCATCCGCACCCCGATCCTCGACGACGCCGACTGCATCGCGCGTTTCGGTCGGCGAAGCGAGATCTACTGGCTGTTCCGCAAGTACGCGGCCATCGACCAGAGCGCGACGATCTACGCGATTGCTGTGCCAGAGGGCGGTGGCGCGACGGCGGCATCGTGCACGTTCACCTTCGCGACGAACGCCTCTGCGGTCACCTCCGTAAAGATCCAGTTCCTTGGCGAGACGCTACACGTCTCCGTCGCCAAGGACGACACGCCAACCGTCGTCGCGCTCGCGGTGTCGAATGCGATCAACGCAGCGGCCGACGGCTCGTGGCCCGTCACCGCGTCCCCAGCGGCCGGCGTCGTCACCGTTACAGCGGCGAACCTCGGCCCGCGCGGTGACCACCTGATCGGTGATGGTGCCGACGCGGCCGGCAAGGGCATGCGTGTGACCTTCACGGTCAGCGCCGGCATGACCTCGACCAAGAGCGCCATCACGGCGGGCGCGACGGACGACGACTTCACGCTCGCGATCGCCCAGATGAAGGCTGGCGAGTACACGGTCCAGATCTCGCCGAAGCACCAGAACACCGCGGCCGCGGCAGGACAGGGTTCGGCCACGGCGATCTCGGCCACGGACAACGGCATCGGCGAGAACATGGCCGGCATCGTCGAGCAGAGCGGTGCGAACTTCGGAAAGTTCCAGCAGCTCTTCCTCGGCTTCGTCGGCACGCAGGCGGCGGCCACAACCGCAGCCATCACGAGCTCGCTCAACTCGCCCTACGCGTTTCTCTTCCACCAGGAGGACAGTGACTACACGCCTGGCATGATCGCCGCGGAGCACGCCGCGATCGCGCGGCGCAAGCTCACCGCCTACCCCGCGGCGAACCTGAACGAGTACCCGAAGGACTCGGGCGACGTCTACACGATCCCCGCGTTCTACAACGCGGACGACATCCCGACGGACACGGAGTGGAAGGCCGATCTCAACAACGGGATCTGCGCCATCCACCAGCGCAAGACGGGGACGTTCCTGTCGCGCTTCGTCACGACACGCTCGCTCAACGCGCAGGGTAACAACGACTACCGCACGCGCGAGGGCCACATCCCCTACGCGGTCGAGTTCTTCTGGCGCACGGCTCTCGCGCGCTGGCAGAGCGAGAAGCAGCCCAACGTCGCGAACGATGCGCCGGCGGGCGGCAAGCCGCCGCTGCTGACATCGACGCCTTCGCAGCTCAAGAACCTCCTGCGCGGCGTCATGGATGACCTCGCCGGCGGTGACAGCGGCAGCGAGCGTCCGCTCGGGCAGTACCCCGGCCCGATCCTCCAGTTCGACAAGCTCACGACGATGAAGAACTCGATCGTCGTCACGAAGATCGCGGGTGGTCTCGAAGCCTCCTGCGACGTCCTCGTGATCGAGCACCTCATCCAGTCGAACACCAAGCTGAACCAGGCCGGCGCCGGCTACTGAAGGCTGAACGATGGGCAACCTCGCGAACTTCGATCGGTTCTTCATCATCGGCCAGGGCCAGGCCCTCGGCTACATCGAGAGCTACACGCTCAAGTACGACGGCAAGGACATTCCCGTCTCGACGCTGCTCGAGGAGCTCGCCGGAAAGACCAAGGTCCCGAAGAAGATCACGCTCAGCGCGACCAGCTTCGTGCCCGACTCGGGCTTCGGTGGCTTCGACGTCATCAAGCTCTACCTGTCCGGCGACTTCGTGAGCTTCGAGTTCAAGGCGGCCTCCGGCCTGAGCATGAAAACCGACGGCTGGATCGACGAGCCTTCGATCTCCGTCTCCGCAACAGACAGCACGAAGCTCACCTTCGAGGCGACGCTCAAGGCCAAGGGCTTCGAGGGCGCGATCATCTAGGAGCGGCCCCGTGCTGCTCCCGCCGGAAGGCGTCGCACCCGCGCGCCTCTTCCGCATCCTCTCCTCTCCCCAGCCCGTCGAGGCGCTCCCTGCGCCTTTCAGCGGCCTCCACGTTCGAGCCATCCCGTCAGGGGTGGTCGTGGGGGCCGCCGACCGCGGCGACCCGACACCGATCATCCTGTCGACGGCAATCGTCGACGCCGAGGGCCGCCAGGCTCTCACCACGGATGAGGTGCTCGACCTCCCCCTGCCGGATTACGACGCGCTCGCTCGCGCCACACTCGCCGTCCTCAAGCGTATCAGTCCGTGGCGGCACGTCATCGACATGACGAAGTGGAACGACGTCCTCTGTAAAGGCGTGCGCGAGCTCGAGAACTTGCATGCCTACCACATGCTCGGGATCTCGCACGACGTTGCCACCTTCGACCGCGTCTATCGATTCATCCCCAGGCCAGACCGGTACTACGGCCGGCCGCTGGTGGCGCTGCTCGACGGTCAGTGGCTCGCGTACCGCGCAGCGCGCGCCGTCTACGAAGAGAACGTGAAGGCGAACAGCAAGTGAGCGACGAGAAGCACGTGTCCAGCGCAGCGCACGCCCTGCTGGCGAAGAAGCGCAGCGCGTTCGAGTACGACGTGAGCAGTATCTTCGGACTCGAGGACGGCAAGATGCAGGTCCGCATCCGTGTGCCCACGAAGCGCGAGCAGGACATCGCGTTCGTCGGGGCGCACGCGTATGTCGCGAGGGCGGTCGAGAAAACGCCCGTTGCCAAGGACGACCCCGACATCCTCGACACCTCCAAGGCCGCGTACATAGTCGCGCTGGCGTGTCGGGACAACGACGAGCCGGAGAGGCTGCCGGCGTTCGCGACCGGCGAGTGGGTGCAGGAGACGATGACGGCCGACCAGATCGGGCCGCTGCTGGCGCTGGTGAACCGCACGCGAGCGAAGGAGTCTGGTGACCCGATCGAGATCACGCAGGTTCAGATCGATGCGGCCCTCGAGTTCGTGGTCTCGAATGCTGGCACCGACACCGCCGAGATCGGTCTCACGAAGTTCACGCACCACTACCTCGTGGTGCTCCACATGGCGACCGCGGCGGCCCTGCACGAGGCGCGGGAGAAGCTCCTCACGGTGACCGCCAAGCTGCGCGACGCCGAGGAGCAGCTCGCGGTCGCCCAGTCCACCGCGGCGGTGGGCT